GTTGTGTTCAAAATAAATACACTCTTACCAGTAAAACACCTCAAACTAATTCTTGGTGGCTTAGAAAATACAAATGGGGCGACTGTTACCCTTGCAGTTAGTCTTGATAACATCACATACACAAATGTTTATAATAAAACTACAGCGACAGGAGTTGTTGAATACAGAACATCAGCGACCTCAATTAGTTTTGAAACAGATTTAGTAAATAGTGCTTCTGTCTTTTATGTGAAGTGGACAAATTCAACGGGTGATAATAGATTTTATTGGTTAAAGGCACTAGCCGACCTTGACACTTCCTCAATCCCTCAAGGACTTCTTTATCCTATTACATCTCCAAATCAATTTACTGAAACAGTAAAACTTCCTTCAGTTGCCACAAGAGCTTATTTCAGATTAAATAAGTTCACTAATGAATACGGTATAGTAGTTCCAGCAATAGAATTTACAGACGCCTCAGCAGTTACAATAGGTTATGTTCCACTCAAACTAGACAACTCGCAAGAAACAAATCCATGTATAGATATCCTCTCAACCACAACAAACTGGCAACAATCAGGCACAGGTTCAAACGATTCCACAACTGGTTACATCTTAAATGATGGAGAATATATTACCTTTACCTCAACGACAAATGAAATTAAGATTGATTTCAAAGTTGGAACAGGAACAACTGCATTCGCTGGTATAACTAAAAACACTCTTTACCTTTCAAGTAATTCAGAATCAAATGACGCAACTCAAGACCCTTCATTACAAGGAAACTTTATTGTAGGGATAAGACAGCAAGGATTGACTGATAGAGTAAAGGATATAAGTAGTGAGATAGAAGATGTAAAAAATGGTGTGGTAAAAACTTCTATTTGGAATAATTGGATACCAGTTTTGACGTGGACAACAGGAACTCCAGAGGGAAGTGTGGTAACAAAAGCTCGTTATAAAATTTTAGATGGAGTATGTTATTTTGCTTTTTATTATTCGGCGACTGATGCAAATGGTGCAACAGCTCTTACAATTTCACTTCCAGTTTTGCCTAAAGACAATGATAGTTTAACAGCTCTACAATCACAGGAGTTAGCCGACACGACTTGGAGTAATCCAATAGCTTATATTAATGACGGTGGAACCTCTATCGTATTCAGAAGTTTTGCAACAATAGCTGATACAAAAGCAGTTAAAGTATTGGTTAGTGGAAGTTATGAGATATAAAAATGGATTCAGATATATATTATAAATTATTGATGGAAGATGGAGGAAGACTTCTTCAAGAAGATAATAGTTTTATTTTACTGGAAAACTACCTTGCTGATAGATACATGACCGATAATATGATGAATGGAGCTTCAAGATATGCAACCTTGATAAAAGGTCTTGCTAGAACAGTGTCCGATTCAATTATGAACGCATCCAGTAGATTTGCCACCATATCCAAAATGCAAGGATATTTTAGAACTATGTCTGATTCAATAATGAATGGTGCATCCAGACTAACTACTATTTCAAGGTTAGGAACTTTTGCTAGAACTATGTCTGATTCAATAATGAATGGTGCTTCTAGATTTGCGACTGTAGTCAGAGTAAAAGGATTCATAAGAAATTTGTCAGATAGTATTATGAATAGTGCTAGTAGATTTGCTACTATTGCCTACATATTTTACTTAAAATTACATCCGATAATTACCTTTAGATCTAATACTGCTCCTTTTGATTTATTACCTAGTATCAGTTATAATCAGTTATCACCCTCTTTTTCTGTACTTCCTGTATTATCAGGCGAAGAATCAGAATATACGCAATTTAGGATATATAATAACTATGAATTGATACCAGCCAGAGCTACTGCATTTAATATACAGATAACAACTTATGATGGTTCTGGAGCTTCTTCACATACATCATTGAAATCTGCAATCTCACAGAAATGGATTAGAATACAACAAATGGGTTTTGGAGAGAGTTCCACAACTTCTGCTCCATATACATATTGGAAATCAGATGAATTACCAGTTGGTGGTAGTTCCGATACATTTATTCCCGAAAAGGGAAGTGATGGAGGAACCAGTGCAGTAATAAGGGCGGGGACAGACCAAAATGGTTGTGGATTTATTGAGGTAAGGACTAGAGCAGAGCTTCCGAATGCAGTTGTTGCAGGTCAAACGGTATTTTCAATCTGTCTGATTTACGATTGGACTTCTTAAAATATATGAATAAACATTTACAAAAAATAAAAAGAAGAGAACATCGTTTTGATGAAAACAGTTTTTTTGAGATAACTCTAAATAGCGGAGAAATTATCAATGAAAATGATTATAGATTTAGAGATTTTTCAACGGAAAAATTGGTTAAATATAGAGATAGCAATAAGATTGTAAAATTGTGTAATCTTCCAGCGGTTTCAATAAAAGTTAAACACCACAATTTAAAACACGAAATGAAGATACCAAAGGATTGTCAGATGTATCAGTGTATAAGAAGTTACTCCGAGATAACAAATGGAAATGTTAAAAGTGAAATAATAGGAAGAGTTATTGGACTTGTTAAAAATGGGGAAGTTATACAAGAAATTTACCTAGACGGTCAACTAAATGAAGTTTTTGGATTTTGTAAAAAAATAATATGACAAATAATGATTTTCAAGATTTTAGCCCGTGTTCCATTGTAGCTTCAGACTATAAATGGCTAACAGAAACTCTAAAAACTGCTCAGCAATCACCAGCAGTAAGACCTTACTTTAGTTGCAAAATACTTGATGACAAGATAGTTCCTACTGCAATTCTTTCAACTTCTGTATATCCAAGAGTTGGTTCTGTTATTACTGCTCCCGATGGTAATGTTTTAGCAGTTGGAGAAGATTCCGATGGATACTTTAGCTTTTGGAAAATAACAGATGCCTCCCAGACTTCTCAATGGTCAGCTCCAACTAAGATTCTTGATGATTTAGGTTCTTATGCGAATGCCTTAAATTGTGCCATATCGGTATCGGAATATATAAATGGAACTTATAGAATTGATGTTTATTATTTTGTTACTTATCTTGGAGATTATAAAATTGTTCATCAATACTCAGATGATGGAGGTACTACTTGGACAAAAGAAACTTCTATCGTAACAGGGGTAGCTATTGGAGGAGTTGCTTATATAGCAGCAGGAAAACCCTATCAAGATATTAGTGGAACTGTTCAAAGTATTTTTTTCTTCACAGAGGGTGCTAATATAAAATATGCGAGTTCTGCTGGGAGTTGGACTATGACTTCTTGGACTGCCACCAATTCTGATACACAAGACTGGATAATTCACAGCTTAGATTCCTATTTTCAAGATGGTATCTATTACATAGTCTTTTCCGCATATCACAATTATCTGGAAACTACAAATGGAATGTATTCTATTTATCAGACTTCTCTAAAAAGAGTAACTGATTTAGTTACAACTGATGTCTGGGGAAATCCAATAGAAATTCTCTCCTCTCTTTCATCTTCCATATACAATCAAAATACTTTTAAATATCCTAAAATAAACTATGATGGAACTTATTACTGGTTGATGTTTCAAGGAGATATAGTTCAGTCAATTACAAGTGCAAGTATATCAACAATTGTAAATTACTTTTTATGTAAGAGTAAAAATTTAAAAGATTTTTCATATCCTGCATCAATATCTTTTACAGATGGAACTGTATTTTCTGATACTTTATCCAACAATTTTTTTAAACAAGGAAATTACTATTATATTTCAGGAAATGGAAAACTCTGGCAATATACAAATAATAATTTAACCGCAGATATATCTGTTGATGTCTCACAAATAACAATAAAAGAAAATGCTGGGAATCCATCTACTTTGGTTATGACAGTTGGGAATCAAAATGGAAAATGGGTAGGAGCTTCTCCAACTGGAGTAAATTATCAAGCCATAGCTAAAGATAGAAAAGTATTGCTTGATTTAGGATATTATAATGTGAGTGGAGTTGCAGAAACCGCTCCTAGAAACATATTTTACATAGATGATATAAATCAGAATGTCACTGTCAATATGAATGAATTGACTATATCAGCTAGAGATTTTCACAAAAAAACTAGAGTTACTACGAGCAAAATTTCTTATAATTACAATGGGGTATCTGCATATAAAGATATATTTGATGGCACAACTATATCCAATTGGAATCAAAAGAATGGAAATTGGCATCAAAACACAAGTGCATGGATTACTTTAAGCGCTTATGGAGTAGAATCCTACGATACAAATTTTGAGTACAATATAATTCTGGCAAAACAATTTATTTCAACACCAAATTCATTGCTTTCAGTTACCTGTTTATTTCCAGATCCAGAATCGTCTCCTACTGTTACTTATTGCCATGTTTATCCATTTTATCAAGATAGTGATAATTGGATAAGATTAGAAATTCAATCTTATGGTACTGCCCCAACTTTACTTGACAGTTATAGTGAAACTTATCAAGACATCGTTTCAAACATCTACGCTGGTTACACTCCATATTATGGTCAATCTTTTACTAATACATATGCTAGTACATTAGATAGCTGTAAATTTTACATACAGAAATATGGCAGTCCTACTGGAAATGCAAATGCTATATTATATGCACATACAGGAACTTATGGAACAAATGGAAAACCGACAGGACTACAAATAGCAATATCTGATAATTTTGATGTGTCCACATTAACAACTTCTTTGCAATTGATTACATTCACATTTTCTGGAATAAATAGAGCATCTTTGTCAGCTGCAACCCATTATTGTATAGAATTGAAATACGATAGTGGAGATTCTTCAAATTGTGTGCAAATCGGAGGTGATTCTTCAACTCCAAGTGCTTTGGGAAATGGCAATTATTCAGGAGATGGAGCAACTTGGACTGCCATTTCTGGAACAGATTATTGTTTTTATGTTTATGGAATTTTAACAACACCAAGCTGGTATGCTAAGATTTATAAGAATATTGCTGGAACTAAAAGCCCAGTTTTTTCAGGATTCGTTCCGTCCACAAATGGTTTTGCTGCTCCCTATCCTATTATAATCAGAAAAACAAATTACTATACATTTTCATTTGAAGTAGGAGCCAATAACAATAATCTTGTAAATTCTTATGACCCAAGCACAATGACTACTTATATCACAAGTCAGGATTTTTCTGCTGATTTTATTTCGGGTGCATTCAAAAATGGGACAGTCGGTTTTGGCTCTCAAAATTTTACTGGAAAATTTTCTTTGTTCAAATACATTCAATATTCAAATTCTCAAAGTATTGAACAGCTTTCAGAATCGGTAGCTACAAAAGCGGATATCTACAATTATAAATACCAAAAATATTGGGAAGATAAATTATTTGATTCTTCTGTCTGGACAGGAACATTTACATCAGTAAATAGACAATTGGTCATTACTGCAAACAATATGGCAGTTAAAACAAAAATATATTCTTCTGATGCCACAAATCTTTCTGTATCAAATGGAGAAGTAGAATTTGAAGCAAAACTTACTCCTACAAATTCTGCCTTAGATTATGGGATGGACTTTTTATTTAGAAATTCATCATCTGCAAATGATAATAATGGATATACATGGAGAACAGCAAAGAAAGATATATCAGCAAGTCCTGTCACATTATCAAAACTTATAATAAAACAAAGTGGACAGCCATTTATAATATCAACCTCTTCAGAAATTGATTATCTCGCAACCAGTAACATAGGAAATCTTAATATAGATTTGACAATATGGCACACCTATAAATTAGTTATGAGTGATGGATGGATGCATGGATTTATCGATAATGTTTTAGTTGTTTCTTGGAATGATGATAATATTTCTCAAGTATGGACAACTGGATATATTGGTTTTAAAGCAAATGCGAATACCACAATCAAGGTTAGAAATATCAAATCAGGAGTATTTTGGAACCAAATTGAAAGTTTTGTTATAAACCCAGGAGATGATATCGAAACTTCTACTCAATCGGTTATTGGAATTTTAAGAGGGTGGATATTCTCAGATTTAATGGGAAGAGCAAAAACAAAAATATTACAATCAACTGATATTTCTGAACACACATATCAAAATGAAATAATACAACAGCAAACAGACAATTCTGATAAAGAGTATATAAATCAAATAACTGTTATAGGGAGTGGGGTTTCTGCCATTGCAAAAGATGATATTTCTATTGCAAATACAGGTCGTATCAGGGATGCTATTGTTGTTGATTACAAAATATTGACATATGCAGACGCTCTTACCAGAGCTCAATATGAATTAAAAGATACTTCAAAGTTCAGCAATCAAAGCAATCCAAGATCCATTTTAAATGTTGGCTCTGAAATACTTGATGTTGTCACTATTATAAATACAGGTGTCAATTCTTCAAATGTCAATTCAAGTTTAAGGGTATATAATCAAAATTTAAACATCGGTGGAGGAAATAAGAGTACAGGATATTCTGAGGAGATAGAAACTGGGAATCTCTGATTTAATTAAGATTATTATGATAGAAAAAAATGTAAATGATTTAATAAGAGATATAGTTAAGAAGATGATGCCTTCAACATTTAAAAAGGCAATAATTTCTCGTGTAAATATTAATAATTCTACTGCTGATGTTTATTTTGCAGAAAATCCACAAAATATAATAAAAAATATTTCATTTGCTACTGGTATAGATGTTTCCAAAATTCAAAATGGTTCAAAATGTAGAGTTGATATATTTGATGAAACAAATCCAAATGATATGGTGATTGCCTATGTTTATGGAGGTGCAGGTTCTTCTACAACAAGGTTCTCTATGGGAAATGAAACGGTTGGAACTGGAGGAAGCACAATAGCTCATAATCTTGGATTTATCCCGTCTTTTGTGGCTATAACTCATGAAGATAATTCTGCTGTAACTGTATATGAATATCAAATAGCAGATATAGACAATATTTATTTAAAAAGTTCTTCTGGCACTGCAAATGTGAATTGGTGTGCAATAAAATTTTAATTTATTAATTTAATTTATTATAATATGTTATATTCAACAGGTGCAGAAAAATCAAAATACGATATAAGGACATTTTCCTATATCCCTACCAAAGCCAATTTAATTGGTGGTAAAAGATATGATGAGTCAGATATTGAACATCAATATTATGTAGGAATATGTACTGCAATTTCTTTAACTCAGAATGCTCGTAAAGCACTTGGCATTAAATTCTCTGCTGACTTTCAATATTTACTACAAAAAAAATATATCGATAAAAATTGGTTTGAAGGTTCATCTATTATGTCTGCTCTCAAGGTTGGAGTTGGAAAGGAAGATGAAAATGGCAACTTTATGTGGGGGGGTTTACTACCAGAAGATAAATGGACTTTTACTACTGAAACAGACAGATTATTACCTTACGGAGAATACATAAAAAAACTTCAATCAATTTCTGAAGATGATATAAAGAAACTTCTAAATATATCCAAAGATTATAGATTGTCTGCTTATGCACAAATACCTATAACAAGAGATTTAATGGCACAAGCCATTGATGAATCAAAATCAGGTATACTTGTTCGTTTTAATGTCGGAAATGAATGGTGGACATCTCCGATAGAACCACTAAGAAATCCAGTTTTAACAATAAGTGGTCATGCAATAACAGAATGTAATTATTCTGGGAACTCTTTTCGAGTTGCTAACACTTGGGGTAAAGATTGGGCTGATAAAGGGACTGCATATCATTTAACGAATTATTTACCAACAGAAGCATGGATACCTTATTATAATGAGCTTCCTAAACCAATAGAAGACCAAAAAACAAAAAGATCTACGATCATAGGGCAGATTATGGATTATCTTCAGAAAATCATTGCCTTACTTCCGAAATTAGCGTAAGGGTCGTATTTTTATCAATTTAACAAAAGTAGAATTATGCGAACAATTAAAAATATCCTTTCAAGCAATAGAGTAAAAAGTTTTCTTTGGAGGTTAGCAATGTTAGCTTTAGCAGCGATTATTGGTGGAATAGCATCAGAAATAAATCAGCTATCACCTTATATTAGTCCTGCAACCATCGGTGTTCTAGGTTTAATTCTGGGTGAAATATCCAAAGCATTAAATAATTATCTTTCAAAATAAGTAATCCCACCATTGGGTGGGTAAGGTCTGGTTTGGTAACATTGTATCTCGCATATGGTATACCTAGATTCAATCTCCGTTCAATTCGGAGGCAGACCGCAAGATAGTATAAGTATCATGTTCTTTAACAATTCATTTCCTATACGAAGCAGTTGAGTTAAGTAAAAAAATTATGTTAATTAAAGAAATAGTTAGGTCAGTTAAAAGTGTTCAGTTTGAGTCGTATGAAATACAAGATATTAAAAAGTATGTCGCATTTGAAGGAGAAAGGGCATTAACCAATTCATTTGTAATGCACTTACTTGGGAAAATTATGGGTAAAACTCTTACAATCATTGATGCGTCTGTTGTTGATAAACAACAAAATAAATCAATGAAGGATTTGTTAAGAGGAGTTTTTTCGAACGCTATGGATATTACTTCTGAATTTGGGTTTGATCAAAAGATTATTTGCAAAATTGCGAATGATTCTTGTCCAGATAATTTAGAAGGAACAGAGGAAGTAAGTATTGAAGAAGCTTTAGGAGTCAAAGAGTAATTATTAGTATACTTGACTGCTTCGTATAGGAAATGAAAGGAGGTATTTATGGAAAAGGTTGTATGCTTGAATCACCTTTTAGGACTTTGCCCTAATTGTCGAGATGATACGGACACTTCTCATCATCCCAACAATTACGATTGCAAGAACTTCAAACTCTCAGTTATCTATGTCATTGAAATAAAGGAGGTAAAAAATGAGCCGAAACCGACACCATCGTAGACCTCGTAGTCAAGGTGGAAAGACGAACAAGTGGAACTGCTCAAGAGTAGATTCCAAACGCCATTATTATTGGCATTGTCTGTTTGGCAATATGCCAGCAGATGAAATTATGCACGACATAAATACTAATTGGCTCGACCCAAGATTCAAGGTTGTGCCAAGATGAGAATTAAGGGGATAGATTGATTTCTATCCCCTTTTAATGTTATAATCATATTATGTTTAGGTTCTATTTTTCATTCCTAAACATAGCTTTTTGCGGACGCACAGAATCACCCAGTTAATACTATTTCTGGGTGTTTTTGTTATGCAACAAAGTAAATGATTTGGCAATAGAAATTATGTTGCTATAAATAAGTTTATTTTGACTATCCACAGTTTTGTTAAAAGATAATGAAAAAATAACTTGCAAAAGTAGCTAGCTATGTTAAATTAGTATCAGAGTAAAAGTAATCGCACAGCGACAGTTTGGTAAGCCCTAAAAAGCCCGACTGAACTTATCGCCAGATATTACAAACTCTATAAAAGTCGTTTTTAATAACAAAATAAAAGATATGTTAGAAGCAAAAAAAGCAATATGGGTTAGTGCAAGTTTACAGGAAAAGTTTAAGAAATTGGTTCATAAAAGAAAAGAAGAAATGAACAAGGTCGCAGAAAAAATAATTGAAAAATATGTTAAGAATAATTCAAAATAGCACGAGTGGAGAACACACAAGAGCAAGATTTTGCAAATCAACAATTTCAGTATTAAAGGTCGCATTGGAAACATCAAAGGTTTGCTTAATGCTTGGTGGAATTCTTCTTATTATCTCTGCCATAGCTTATTTAGCAACTAATTAATATGGAAATATCAAGTTGTTGTAGTGCAAGTATAGAAAATGGTCGTTGTATGGATTGTGGAGAGATGTGCGATGTGGTTTCAAGTAAAATAGAAAAGGAAATCAAAAATATTAATAAAGATAAAAAAAATGAAAAAATTAGAACTAATAAAAATAAATGAAGAAATAAATATTCAACTTAAAGACAAAGCTGTCGTAGCAACACTTATGGCAACTGTATTTAAAGGTCTTACACCTATTGCAATGAAACAAGCAATAATGGAAGGTGTAATTAGAGGTTTTATTTTTAAGGATTTTCTAGAAAAAAATGTATATGCAATTCCATTTGGAACTGGATATAGTTTGGTAACTTCAATAGATTATGCCAGAAAAATTGGAATGAGAAGTGGCGTGGTTGGAAAATCTGAACCAATTTATACTGAAGATGAAAAAGGTGATATTATCACTTGTTTAATCACCATTAAAAAAACTACGAGTGGAATAGTTGGAGATTTTACAGCCAAAGTTTATTTTTCAGAATATAATACTGGTAAAAATCTTTGGCAAAAGAAACCCAGAACAATGATTGCCAAAGTTGCAGAAATGCACGCACTTAGAATGGCTTGTCCAGAAGAACTTGCCAAAGCATATATTGAAGAAGAAATGGAAAAGGAAGTTATAGAAATTGATGGAGACATTAGTGAAGAAGACAAAAAGAAGATTGATGAGATAAAAACGATAGAAGAACTTAAAGCTTTTTACCTAGCAAATAAAGGAAAGGGAAAGGCATTTGATAAATATGTTTCCGCAAGAAAGAAAGAATTAACAGATTCTAAAAAATAGTATGAAGATTCATTTATTTGAACAGCTTTCAGATGAATGGTTTGAAATAAGGAAACTTAAACTTACGGCTTCGCACGCACAAGCAATCGGTAATATGGGGAAAGGACTTGAAACCTATGTAACCGAAATGATAGCATATCATTATTCATCGGGTGAAAAAGAATATTATACTTCTGAACATACTGAAAGGGGGAATGAGTTAGAACCACTCGCCAGAGAAATGTATGAATTGGAAAAAGGAGCTGAAGTTAAACAAGTTGGTTTTATAGAAGAAAATCAATATGTAGGTTGTAGTCCAGATGGTCTAGTTAGTGAAGATGGTGGTATTGAAATAAAATCACTAAATGATGTTGCACATTATAAACTTATAAGAGATGGAAAAAAGGAAATTGAAAGCAAATATATTTGGCAGGTTCAGATGAACTTACTTATCACAAAAAGAAAATGGTGGGATCTAATTTTCTATAACCCAAACTTTTCACAAAGTATGCTCATATTTAGGATAGAACCAGATTTAAAAATGCAGGAATCATTGAAGTTAGGTTTAGAAATGGGTATGGAACTTATTAAATCACAGTTACAATGAAAGAAATTAAGGAACTTATTGAGGCATTAGGATACGAGTTTGAATCTGAAGACAAACTTCAGAGGAAAACTCGTTACCGAAGTGAAGATGGGTTCATAGATGTCTGGCAAAATAAAAAAGGAAGAATAACTGTCGGAATCTACAATCCAAAAACAAAACAGATCTACTATAGCAGAGATAGAAATTTAATAGAGATTGAGAAGAAAATAAACGAAATAAAAAAATATGAATAATTTATCACTAGAAAAATTTAATCCCAAGAAAGCAGAATTGGAAACACTTTCCAAAAAATATTCTGGACTTGCGATTAAAGGTATTGACGACAAAGAGGGTTATGAACTAGTCAATGAAGCTCGTAAAGACCTCAAGAAGCAGAGAGTGAACATTGAGAAACAAGGAAAAGAGTTTAGAGCTGAAGCTATAAAATTTCAGAAAGATGTAATCGCTTATGAAAAAGAACTTGTCGCTATTATTGAACCACTAGAAATTGAATTGCAATCAAAACAAGATGTAATTGATTTGGAAAAAAACAAGATAAAAATGCAAGCACTTTTGCCAGACAGAAAGGCAAGATTATTAGAAATAGAAAGTGTGGTTGAAGATGATATTATTCTTTCAATGAATATAGATGAGTTTGATTCTTTTTTTAACGACAAAAAAACAGAATATTTAGACGCTAAGGAAGCAAAATTAAGAGCCGAACAAGATAGGATAGAAGAAGAAAAAAGAATTCAGAAAGCTAAAGATGATGCTAGGAAAGAGGAGGCAGAAAAAGCCAAAAAAGAAATTGAATTGTCCAAACAAAAAGCCGAATTGGATAAACAAGAAGCGTTAAGGAAAGCAGAAGCAGAAAAACAGGCAATTATTGATAAACATAATAGAGAGGAAAAAGAAAGATTAGAAACTGAAGAAAATAAAAAGAAAGAAGCAGAAGAAAAAGCTAGGGTGGAAACAGAAAATAAAGCCAAACTTGAAAAGGAAGTTAAATATCAAAAATGGCTTAAAGAAAATGGATACACAAAAGAAACAAAAAATGATTTTGTCGTAGAAAAGGTCGGAGATAAAATTAGATTATCAAAAATAGTAGGATATTATAAAATATAAATTATGGCTGAACATAAATTTGTAGATGGTCTCATAGTCAAGAGAAACGAAAAAGCACCTGAATGGATAGTTTGTAGTTTATCATTTAAGGTTGGTGACTTCCTAGACTTTATGAACAAGAACTCAAAAAATGGGTGGTTTAATGCAGATATAAAACTTTCAAAGGCATTGAAATATTATGCAGAGGTAAATACTTACGATCCGAAAGCAGGGAAACCAAAGGTCGTGGAAGAGGAGGAAAATCAGGCAAAATTAAATAATCTACCAACAAAACAAGAAGAAAAAGGAATTGAGTATCCAACAGAAGAAATTAATCCAGAAGATATCCCATTCTAGCCCATTAAACGCTTGAAATTGCCTTAAATTCGTTAGTAAAGGTATAAAAGGCATAAAGTAGCATTAACCCCAAAATATGACTATAAAACAGCAAATCTATGAATATTTAGAAAAAGAAACTAGATTTCGTGAAAGACGAAACAAAGATAGAGGAATTGTAAATCTTCTAGTAATGAAATATCCTGTTTTAAGAGAAATTAGCAAAGATATTTTGGTTGAAGTCGTTAGAGATTATAATTCTATGGATCGTTACTGGCGTATGGTTTTGGATAAGGAAAGACCCGATTGGAGAGGTTCTGATTATGGAACAAAGGATATCGTAGAACAAACAAAAGAATTGGAATTAGGATATGAAAGTGGATACAAAGGAAACCAAAAGAAATTAAAAACATTATAAAAAATAAATATCATGGGAGAAAATATAAAAATAGAAATTGGAATGGATAAAATCAGAGAAGCATTAAAAATCGCCACGGATGAAATTTTTAAGAGTTCTTACAATAATCCGATAAAAGATTTGATAGAAAAGTCAATAAAAGAAAAAGAAGGAGAAATTAAAAGTATAGTTGATAGTATTATTATACAGGCCATAGGTGATCCAGAATTTAAAACACAAATGGCTGATGCGGTGATAACAAGTCTTGTCAAAAGGGCATTGGATAAATAATAAAATTATTTTATAGGAATTGTTTAGTTGAGAAAATATATGAAAAAAATTAGACAAATATTAGTTGACCAAGTAGGGTGGATATTCTCAAAGGACGGAGATATTGTGGCTTTTGAAGTAAACGGAGCAATGGCAACTACTACTTGGTATGACCAAGCAAATTCAAACAGACAATTTAATGGCGAGTATGTAATAGAAATCCAATACGAGGATATAGAAGAATGTAATCACGAAATGGTAGAAATGGGTGTCTGTGTTGGTTGTGGTAAACAAATAAATTAAAAATGAACAAATTATATAATTGGAATAAAGATTGTGAAATTTGTGGGGAACATTTCTCCGAGAATGAGAGATGTATCTGCCCTTGTCATAAGAAGCCAAAAGAGATAGTAGATTTAGAAAAAGAAATTGAATATGAACAAAATCAATACGATATTGCTTGTGAATATCCAACAGAAACAGACCAATTTTATAAAGGGCTTGAAAGAACTAGGCAAAGAATTGAGGATTTGAAAGTTAAATTACAAAAACTATATGATTAAACTTTGCAAACAATGTGGAAAAGAAATTAAAGGTAAACCTATAATATATGATGACTATTACTTTTGTGATAAAGAATTTTGTTTAGACAAATTTTTAGATTCACTTTTACCTAAAAAATTATGAGAACCTTTGACGCAAAAATTAAAAATGGACAAGTTTCTTTTTATGAAGGAGATACTGAAAAATGGAACAAGTTCAAAAAATTCAATGAGGGAAAAAGAATACATATATCACTTATTGAAGAAGAAAGTATGCGTAGACGCAGAATGTTTGAGGGAGCTGTCGTCCCGCTTTTGACCTTCTTTCAGGAACATTACGACCATAGAAATAATGAACATAGGAAATTAGTAAGGTCTTGGTTGCAAGAAGAATTTTGTCCTGAAATTGTAGAAGTGAATGGAATTACAAAAAAGGTCGGAGGTAGCACAAAAAATAAGTTAGGAGGTGAAGACCAACTCGTGGAAACAGTTAAAAACTATATGGCGGAAAATTATGGAATAAATCCTGACTTAGTCCTTAATACAAAGCATTATGAAGATTGGCGAGATACTATTTATCCTTTTGACTTAGGTGGACCAGATAATTATATCGACTATCTAGTTTCTATACACCGCTTAAATCCAAAAGAAAGTTATAAAAAGATATGAAGTATCAAATCAAAAATTGCCCAGTTTGTGGTGTTAAATCAGATATTTATAACCTAAAATATCACCTTTCAAAAATGGCTTTTTTAGAACATAAGAATAACATAGAAAATAAGCCACATTATGAATATAAGAAGAAATTGGAGATGTTTGACAATAAACTTATGGAAGAAAAATATGGAACTAAATAAAATTTTACAAGGCGATTGCTTAGATGTTCTAAAAACTTTACCAGATGAAAGTATTAATTGTATAGTTACTTCTCCCCCTTATTGGGCGTTAAGAGACTACGGAGTGAAAGAGCAATTAGGGTTAGAACCGACATTTCAAGAATACATAACTAAACTTTGTGATATTTTTGATGAATGTAAAAGAATTTTAAAAAAAGATGGAACCTGTTGGGTAAATATGGGAGATACTTATATGGGAAACTCAAGTTATTCTGAAAAAGGAAGACAAGGTTTTGGGAATGATAAAATAGGAATGATGAATAAAAGACAATGGCTTGATCCAAAATATCCACATCACGAAAAACTTCGAGCAAGAGAACATGTTAAAAGCGGACAAATAGAAAGTAAATCTTTATGTCAAATTCCTTCTCGTTTTGCAATAGAAATGTGTAATAGGGGGTGGATACTTAGAAATGAAATAATTTGGCATAAACCAAACTGTATGCCGTCAAGTGTCAAAGATAGATTTACAGTAGATTTTGAAAAGGTGTTTTTCTTTGTAAAGAAGAAAAAATATTATTTTGATATGCAAAAAGTTCCGACAAAAACAAAAGACAATTCAAATCGTAATAGAGATATAACAAGACTAAACAATACACCAGGGAGAACACGGATGAATGGACTGAAAACTAATCATTATGATTTTAGAAATCCTCGGACTGTTTGGACAATAACGACTAAGCCATATAAAGAAGCCCATTTTGCTACATACCCAGAAACACTTGTAGAACCGATGATAAAAGCAGGATGTCCTATGGGGGGGGTGGTACTCGATCCATTTTTTGGTGCAGGAACAACGGGAGTAGTATCCGTAAAACAAAATAAAAGTTATTTA